AAAGAAAGGATATAACAGATGACTGATTTTAGCAAATACAAAAACATCTCAGTAAAAAATGAGACGTATGCGAAAATAGACAAAATTAGAAAAGTGTTAGTACCCGATGATCCGAATGTTTCGAGAGCACAGGTAGTAACTATTCTAGTGAACAAAGAAGCCAAGCGTTTAAATGGCAAATTAAAGTAAACCAATAAAGGAGAAAGTATGAAATATACATTAATCAAAAGAGTGACGTTTACATACAAAGGAGCGGAAGACTCAGTGAGTGTGATAAAAGAAGCTAACTCATTGGAAGATGTACTTAAATATAAAGTAGGTGCAGAGATGTTAGAAGAACCTGCAGACAATAAAAAGTTTGAAGTTCTTATTAATATTAATGATGTCTTTACTTATATTAATGCAAGGCCTGAACAACCTTTGCTGCTAACCGAGGAAGTTAAAGGCAAAGCATCGTAATGGCGGAACTTAGAGAAGAACATTTTGAGGTTATAGATCGTAACAAAGCTAAAAATTTTGACAGAGAGAACTCTGCCAAACTTAATGAGGCTCGTGAAATCTATAACCGTACAAATGGTTTACAAAATATTTCGGAGCATGAACTTAGAAAATTTAATGGGTTGATGAAATACGGAATATGATGTCAGAAGCCGACATAAAAGAATATCATAAACTAATTGAGAAACTAGAACTAGCTAAAAAGAAGGGGACTCCGACAGATGATCGGGGTCCAGCGGATCTTACAAAAAAAATTGAAGTATTAGAATTTAGAAATGAAAAGCTACATAAGTACAATGAAAAATTAATTGAAGAGGTTAGGTCTCTTCGATCTAAACTATACGTAAAGGAGAACTAATGATTAAAGGTGATAGTACAGAATACGCTCTACTAGAAAAATGGACCAAGGACTTTGACTGTCAAGGATTCATGACTGCTGAGATAGGAGTTAGAGAAGGACTCGGATCTAAAATTATGATGGACAACTTAAAAAATATTTATCTTCATGTAGGTATAGATCCTTATGGTAATTTAAAGTACCAACATTACGATGATACAGGTTCTTATACATGTGATTACACAGATACGATGAGAGATAGAATGTTAAATGATTTTTATAAATATAGAAACGCAGGTAAGTTTAGATTGTATAATGATACTGATACAAATTTTATGAATGATCATGACTTTGTTGAAAGTAAATTTACATTTGTTCACTTCGATGGCCCACATATGACTAAGGATGTATTGACTGAGTCTATTTGGTTTGCGAACAGGGCAGGCCCCAAGACACGTTTTGTATTTGATGACTTTCCTAAATATAATATGCAGCTGATTCGTGATTGTTTAAAACCTTTTGGTTTTGATATTATGGATCAAGGTAAAAATAAAATCTGTTTAGAAAAACAAAGATTGGTAATGTAATGGGTTATAAGAATCCTCACGACGAACGACGGATTGACAAGGACTTTGCCTACATGAACTCGGAACGAGGATATATCACCAGAACTATTACGGCTAAATTTAAACCTAGTTATTCAAAGTATGGTGGCCACATTCCTAGAATAGATAAAAAAGAATTTTGGAGACTGTACATGAATCATATTATTAATATGAAAGAAAAATTTCCAGGAACAGATGGTAGAATCTGTAGGTATTGCGAGCAGCCATTTACATTTAAAGCTAGACGTGGAACTAGAGGTAAAGGATATCAAGGTAGACAAGGACAAATAAAAACTAACTTTAGTATAGATCGATATGACCCGAGACTAACATACATGACTGATAATATTGTCTTTTGTTGTGTATCCTGTAATGATAAAAAAAGAGATAGTAATCCAAGTGACTGGTTAAATTATTTAAGAGTGGGACTGGAGTTTAAACGTGATTAGAATATTAATTGTATTATTGTTGTTGAGTGGATGTGCTAAAGACTTTGACTTAAATCCCTGGACGACTCTATTAAAACAAACATTGAAAGGAAGCTATGATAAAACTAAATAAAAAATTTTACTACCCGACTTCAACTCGAAAAATAATTGATGGTAAAAGACATTACCTGGTAGGTGACGAGAAGTTACCAAGTGTTACAAGTATATTAAAGGCTTGTGAAAGTGAAGAGAAGAAAGCTTCATTAGATGCGTGGAGATCTAGAGTAGGAGAGGCCGAAGCCACAAGGATCACGGACAATGCTGCATCGAGAGGGACTCTTATGCATACGATTCTTGAGGGACATATCTTGAATAGACCAGTTATAGATCTAACACCTGAAGGACAACTAGCTACGAAAATGGCAAGACAAATCGTGGACCAGGGATTAACCGATAAGTTAGAAGAACTATGGGCAGCTGAATGTGTTTTATTTTATCCTGACATGTATGCAGGGGCCAGTGATGGAGTCGGAATCTATGAAGGCAAGGAGGCCATAATAGATTTTAAACAAACCAATAAACCCAAAAGAAAAGAATGGATTGAAGATTATTTTTTACAACTAGCAGGATATGCTATTGCCCATAACCAAATCTATCAAACTAATATCCAGTTTGGAATCATTCTAATGTGTAGTAAAGACTTATATTACCAAGAATTTCGCGTAGAAGGTGAAGAATTCAAACATTATGCGAACGAATGGTGGAAGAAAGTAGACCAATACTACAGGCAGAAAAAAGAATGGCAAGAATTAGTTGACAGAGCCGGGATGTAATGTTATATAGGATATTATATGAAAGGAATAAATATGAAAAAATATAGTTACACGGCAACAAGAAGTTTCACTCAAGAATATATTATTACGTTTGAAACTAAAACTGAAAAAGAGGCTTACGAAAAGGCTCATGCTTCAAAATATAACTTTAATAATGAATGGACAAAAATAAATGGTTTAGAGGCAGATAGTAAATTAGAGGATATCAAAAGATGTGCGGTTGAAGATCCTGCAGATAATTATTGTGAGGATTGCGAAGGCAAAGGATACTTTACTGATGTTGTAAGCAGTGGGTTAAGTGATCCAAAAGATCCTTATCATAAGCCACATATTGAGAGATGTGATACTTGTATGACATTTGAAGACGATGTAAAAGCAAAGGAGTACCATGAAAAAAGATAAATGGGACGGTAAATCTAGACCATCCAATGATACTTACCGAAAAAATTTTAATGAAATATTTGGTAACAAACCTATTAAAAAACATTTAACAGGTGTAAGATGTCCAGATGTAGATTTAAAAGGTACTGTATTTTGTAAGGCAAAGAAATGTAGTAATCATTTATACAAGTATGAGAGCAGTAGTTTACCTGGATATTGTCAGGACTGTGGCTAAAATACAACAATAGTGTGTTATAAATGCCACACTTTCCCTCTGGGCTAGGGTAAAAGCCCCTATAGACTTTTTTTGCCAGAAAAATTTTTTTGTTTTTCAATTTACGAATCGTGGTTACAATGGTTACAATGGGTTTTAAAAGACTATTATTCGCTAATACCAACAGTTATAGACGATATTTTTGTAACAAATCTTGGTTACAATGTGGTTACAGTGGTTACAATGCAGTAAAATCAACACTTTTAGCATCCCCGTACGCGCGCATATGAATTGAGTTTATGAAAAAAAGTTGCCTAGAGAAAAAATCTATAGGTGCTATAAGAAGATATGCGTAGAAATAAGAAATCCAAATACCGACATGTTGTAATTAAAAATAAAAAATATTATTTTTATTCTATAACGTGGTTGGACATCACGGGTGATAGCGGGCACGCTACTGCAGATGACTTTACAAAGTTTAAACCTAGTGTGATGGTAACTCAAGCATATTTATTTAGTAAAGATAAAAAGAATATTAAAACTTTTGCATCATACGAAGAAGGGGATGAGTTGTTTTCAGATCGTAATGTATTTCCTAAAGGATGTATTGTTAAGATGGAAAAAATTAATCTTTAACTTCTTCTACTACTTCTGCGTCAGCTTCTATAATTGGTTTGTAAGTTTTTAAAGCTTTCTCTAAAAGTTTATCTAACTCTGATTCTTCCATGTTATCCATGTCTTTGTGCAGGTGTAAGTGGTTGTTGTTTTGATACCCTGCAGCTTTACCTCTAGCTACCTCTGCATTGATGGCAGCACTCCAAGCTTTTGATTCTCTTGCTTCATCTCGTAATTGTCCTAACTCACTGTAATGAGATTCTTTGGTGACATCATATTTTTTTAATTTTTCTGATTTTAACCTGCCTATGTACTGACTAACTAAAGGGTAGAGAGAAGGGTTTTGAAGCTTACTAGCAGAGACATAGGCAGAATTGGGATCATAACCTGCCTCAATGGCACATTCAGTAGCTGTCTTCCTACCTTCATTGGCCACGACTAAATTAGCAAATTTGATTTGTTTTTCTGTAAGTCTTTTTGGTAAACCCATGACTTGCATTATAGGATATATTTGGTATATGTTCAAGCATGGTATCAGGAAAGCTATTAAGACAGGTCTTAGATAAGTTTATGAAATCACCGGTGGCCCAGGAGGCCAGAGTCCAGGTGTGTTTACCTGACGGTAAATATTACGACATCCAAGATATTAAATTAATGGAAAACAAAATACTTGGCGTGCGTGAGACTCATAGATTGGTCATGACATTGTATACTTCTAACTGGAATATGGGTGAAGTTATTAAAAAAATTGATTAGCCAGAGAACAACTCACTTAGCCTAAAAAATGATTAAAGGTGAGACTAAATTTTGGCATGAAATTAAAGCGTTCAATATTAAAAATAATTGCAAATTATCATTTACACGCGTGGAAAATAGTGCTGCACATGGGACTCCTGATCTATTGGGGTATAATAATTCTGGCCACTTTTTCACTGTAGAACTTAAGTTAAGTTTGGCTAAAAAAATTCGATTCTCTCCGCACCAAATTGGCTTTCATCTAACTCATCCAAACAATAGTTTCATCATGCTAAAGACCCTCGGTCCTTTAGCCATAAAACTTTATGAGGGAAGGTATA